GTCTTGCGTTTGCTGTGTAAAAAACCGTTTTGCCCGTGTTGTTGCATGGCTTGGCTGCGGGCTTTGATGCGTGCTTGGTCGTTGGCTTGGCGTGTTCGGTTGCCTCTGCGGCTGTTGCATGTTTTGCATGCTGGTGTGAGGTTGTCGAGATCGTGGCTGCCGCCGTGTAGCACGGGGACGATGTGGTCTGCTTCTGTGGCTGGTTGGCCGCAGTAGGTGCATTGTGGTTTGTTGGCGAGTAGGCGGGCGCGGTTGGCTTTGTAGGTGGGGTGTGAGTGTTCTTTGCCCATGCTCACGCGCCTTCGGCTTGTGCTAGCGCGGCCTGCGGCCTTGCTTCGATTGGTGAGTGCTGTTGTTTCATGTCGGGCTTCAGTCTGTTGGGTTTGTTTGTTGTCAACCTTAGCGATGTGTGTTCAGGCAGACCGGTGTAATGCTCCACCCCGCGGGTTGCCTCTAACCGCGTCCCTATTGCCTTGACACTTGATCGCCTCAACGCATTGCCCCGCCACCTTCGTCTAGCTGTTTTAGGGCGCGTTGATCTACCCCCGTTACCGGGTGTCATCCACCCAGGGCGCGACCCCTGGTAGGTCATGGGCTGATTCAGTTGTAGCGGTCTGGTCGACTCAAACGATCTGTGATGAATTCCAGGTCGCTTGGTCGCACAATGTGATTCTCTATGCCAGCAAGACCAAACGCGGCTAGCCAGTTGTCCTGGCTTGTCGTCGTTTTGCCTCGCTCGGCTTTGAGTTCTACCACAAGCATTTGTCCGCGGTTCGGGTGCACCAGCACTAAATCAGGGAAACCCACGTCGCCCTCGACATGTGTTGCCCAACGGCCACGAATGTTCATGGCAGGTAGGTCATGGTGCACTAGCCAGCCGTAACGGCGTGCAATGTTCAGCACGATTGACTTCAGGTCTTTTTCGGTCATGCGGCCCGCCACCAAGTGACACCCCACGGGTCATGCTGACAAGTCACCAAACCGTCCTTGTGCATAGCGCGCAACACAGCGTGGAACCAGGATGGCCAGTCGACTGCGCCGAACAGGCTGCGTTCGGTGTGCCACTGCCCGTCAGCCAACACGGCAGCTATTTCGTCGCGTTCGGTCATAGTTTTAGCCGCCACATTTCGCCATGGAACCGCTGTTGGTATTCGACTACGCCTGCGTCACACAGCTCTACCAACGCCTTTGAGACGTGCCCCCAAGGCTGATACAACGGTGACGCGTTCCTGATGGCGTCGTGTATTGCGTCAATGCGAATCCACCCGGCTGCGTCCGTCAAGATTTGCAGCACCTCGGCTTTGTAGTCGCGGGTCATTTCCATGACTCGATCAGTTGACTGGCCTGTCGAGCAGTAAGCAGCTCAGGTACGGCGTTGAAGCGTGACTGGCATTCGTCAAACAACCCTTCGTCGTCCAGCCCACGGTTCTTTGCCAGTTTCTTGATGTATTGAAGTTGGCGTTCAGTCACTATGCCGGCAAGTGCGCTGCCAGCCTGCACCACGTTGCCGCCTTGCCGCTCAACCTTTTGCATTTCCTGCCTGGACGGGCGTGCGCCAGGCTTAGTCCCAAGGGGGCTATTACCGATCATGCGACCAATCGCAGACGTTTCACAGTTCTCAACAAATGACGTTTTGTTGACCGGGCTCGAGCCGTGCACTTCCTCGGCGTAACCGCTGGCGATCACGCGGCCCTCGACAATGCCTTCAGCGCGGAAGACAACCGTTTTGCCGTCGTAGTGCACCATCGTGGTGACGATCTGTGCGTTTGGGTATGCGGCCCACCAACGCACCAGCCGTTCCTCAACTGTTTCGTAATTGTCCGGGTTGAAACCCATGTCGGGATGCTCCTGTCTAGACCTGTTGCCAAACCCTGAGCGGGCGTGTATGTGTCTCAGGTCTAGCACTATTACGCCACTCCCCTGTCACACGGATTTGATTCTCTTTAGCCAACGCCTTGAACACGGCCCCCAAAGCGGCTTTGTTCGGTGGCTGCGGCAAACTGTGTGACTCGAGCCATGCCCACACGTCGTCGGCCGTGAACGTCATGTTTAGCCGGGCAACAGTCAGCACCGATTCGGTCGCGATCTCCTGCCAAGTACGGCCTGCGTTGCGTATCGCAGTTGCCATGCCTTGTGCGGCTAGTTGCTCGCCCAAGTGATAGTCGAACAGTGTGTTACTCATGGTCGGTCAGTTCCGCAGCGGCCAGCATCAACACAAATGCGTCTGAGCCTTGCCCGGATAGTTCCATGTCGGTGGCGATCAGCCGTAGCCGTTTGCCTAGTTCGTTGCGGTCGCGTCGACGACGCTCCGCGGGTGTCAGGGCTAGTTCGTCAAAGAACTTCTGCCAGGTCTTGAAGCTTGCGTCGTTGATCATTTGTCGGGTCTCCTCGCTCAGTGAATCTTGCCATGGGCCGTCGTACTTCTCGGTCATTTGATACCCCAAGGGTGCCATCCGCTATTGCGCCAGATCGCTAGCCCGGCACGCAGGTTGATTTCGCTGCCGTACAGGTCGTCGCAATCGGTGACGATGCCTTTGGCTTGCAGCCAACCGATCGGCCATTGGCTTGATGGCGTGCACCAAAACCCGTTGATCTGCAACAAACCCCTTGAGCCGCCCATGGGGTCATCGGGGTTATGCACAGGCCCAGGTGTGCAACGTGACTCTTTCCACAGGACGCGGGCTAGGGTCGCCATTTCCTCAGCGGGCCAGCCCACGTTCAACGCCAGCTGCAATGCCTGCTCGCAGGCTGACTTGGGTTGTGGCTCGGCCCACACGGTTGTGGTCGTGCTGGTTGTGGTTGCCGCCTCAAGCGGGGCTTCCCCGTACGCGTAGACAGGCATAGTGGCGGGGGGTGCCGCTAGAACCTCGTCAGACGCGTCAGGAGCCTCGTACAGGGCTGATAACCCGAACAGGCTGGCGATGTACCCCAAAATCAGGAATGGGGCTTTTAGTGCGTTCATTTAGTGCTCCTTTCGTCGGTAGCACCGACCCTACACAACTAGTTCAGGGTTGTGGGGGATTTGGGGGGAACACCAATGCCAGTGCGGTTTTCATGGCCTCTGGGTTGCGGGCCATAGCCGGGCTGATTTCAATGTGGAACCAGTCGCCGCCGGGTGCGCCTGACACGGTGCGGTTGTCGTATTTGCGCCAGCGGCCTCGGTCGCATCGCCAGGCGCGGCCCCACGGGTGCGGGAAGTAGTCGATTACCAATTCGAGTCCGATCGCGGTGCTGTTGGCCACCAGCGCGTCAATGATTTTGCAGGCGGGCTGATACCAGTTGGCGTGCCCGCGTGCATCAGGCATGTTGCGCCACGACATGTCAACCGCTCGACCAGTCGAATGCACCGACGGGTTGCCTGGCTTGCCCTTCATGTCACGCACACCCCACGCGCCGTTGTTCCACAAACCTTGATTGGTGACGCGCTCGAGCGTGCGAATCAGGACGGTTAGCCCGGCTGTGGTGCCGCCAGCAACGCCGTCAAACCCCGTGTATGGGGGTTTAGTGGCCGCTGTCGGTCGTTTCTTGGCTGCCACGTCCAAATGCTTTGTCGTTCGGATTCAACCAGCGCAACAGCGGTGGAAGTACGGCGGCGATTCCTGCGGCCAACAGCTTGGCGGGGTCGGTTTCGCCGGCAAGGTACAGGGTGATTGCGCCGGTCAGGAAGCTGCGGGCGTATGAGCCGAGTATGGCTTTGTCTTTAGCGGTCATGGTTCTCAATGTGCCGATCTACTTTGTGCTCGATTCGGTTGAGCGAGTCCGCGACGATTCCGTGGTCTTGTCGGTTTTCTTTGAGTAGTTTGTGAATGAGTGCAACAACAACAGTGAACCCGCCACTAATGAGAGCAATGACCACGCCTTCAGCCATGTCATTACGGTGCCGGGGGGTATGGGTTTTCGGCCTTTACTTTGGCTACGGCTTCACGCCATTCGGCTTCGGTTGCGTCGCCGCGCTGCCACTTGAAAAACACGGGGTCTGACTGTTGCTCGTAAGCGGTCAAACGGGCCTGCTCAACTAGTGCGCATTGGCTGTCATACTCGACTTGCGGCCAGAGCGCGTCAAGCTCGGCTTGCGTTGGCTTCGGGCTGGCGTCCAGCCAGTCAAGGCCTTCGTAGGTGTCGCCGTTCCATGTCCATTGTGTGCCTGGATAGTTGGCCATCAGGATTTTGCTGTAGTCGATCATGCCGAGATTTCCAATGCTGTGATGCTTGATGCGCCGCGACCGTATTGCTCGTTATCAGTGTCAGTAGCCGAACGGTTCACGTACCCAGTGTTGCCGCTGATTGTTCGAGTTTGTATCGAATAAGTGATCGGCGAAGTTGTGGACGGACTATCTAAGTACACCATTGAACTAGGCCAAAGCATCGTGCCTGTGCTTGCTCCCACATACTGACCAAACACGGTTCTCACTCGATTGCCTGCCGTGTCGCCCACATAATTACCCGAGTTGCCGCCAGCGAACTTGAAGTATGGGCCGAATGCGGAACTACCGCTTGACCACTGCACATTAGCAACCAACAGGATTTTGCTTGACGTTGCAGACGGCGTAATCGAGACGGTTAGCCCAGTCACGTCAACGAATGTCGTGCTGGTCGATGTGAACGCATCTGTTTTGGTGGTGCTTACAACTTGAAGCACACGGAATGCGCCGCGCAGGTTATTCATCTGTGCCGCGGTGAGCACGTTGCCGGCGACGAATGTTGCGGGAAGCGTGGTGGGGGTTGCCATGCCGATCAGCCTAGGACATTCGTGTCAAGGATTCCGTTATTCGCGTCGTCCAAGATCAGCTCATAAACAATCGTCGTGGGGCTAGTAAATACGCGGGTGGTGTGGCCGTTGGCAAAGTCGATGCGGTGCTCGATGCCTTCGATCGCGGATTCTTGGCCGCGTAACGTCGGGCTGCCACCAATCAAGATTTCCTTTTGAATGAGCACGGTGTCGCCGATTTCTAGGATTGCGACGCTGTCGCGCTCGGCGGTGGTGCATGACCCAAAAAATGTTTGGACGCTAGTGAACCGGGGTGCTGGTTGTGGCTCAAGCAGGTAGTCGGCTAGGTCTTGGGCGGCCACGGTGGATTCGAGCAGGCTGTCGGTGATGAACAAGGCTTTGACGAAGTATTCAGCCTGGCTGGCCAAATCGACTGCCTGGGCGGTGTGGCTGCCGCGGGTCGTGACGTCCACAAGGTTGATGATCTGATCGGCTTTGAAGTCGATGGCTAGATCGTTGTAGGGCACGTCACCCTGGTCGCTGAACGTCACCACAGGGCCTGACAAGGTTGCACCAATGCGGTTTTGGCTGACTAGCACGCCTTCACGGTCAACAAAGATGCGGCCGCGTTCAGCGGTTGCGGTGATGCGGTTGAAGTAGGCGAGCACATTTGTGCCCTGGCTGATCGCGTACTGGCCGCTGCCGCCAAGTTCGACCGTGCCGGTGGCGATGTCTCGAGCGGCCCCGGTCGGGTAGTCAACCTCGGGCAAATCCAAGATTGCGTTGATGCGCGCACCCGTGAATTCTTTAGTCGGGTTTTGGGCTTCAATACCGGTGTTGGCGAGTCGGTACAGGTTGTCGGCGCAGAACACGGTCACGGTGTCAAGGCCGCCCAACCGAAACTGGTACTCATAGTTCACGATGAACCCGACGAACAGGTATTCGGGGTTGTTTGATGCGTCGTAGCGAATGAGCTGTACGGCGCGTCCCGGGGCGAGTCCTGGCGTGCCTAACGCCTGGTCGTAGTACGGGTTAGTTGGGTCGTCGTCGAATGGGTTGAACACGCCGTCAGCAAGCGTGTCGTTTAGGACGAATGTCATGGTGCCGGCGGTGAATTGGTCGTCGGGGTCTGGTCGGCCGCGGCGCACGCTGACGTTGGTTGTGCCGTCGGCGACGCTTGCGAAACTGGTTGACCCGTCAAGCACATAATCGGGGCTGTCCAACAGGCCCTTTACTGGGTCGTCCAGCGTGAACCCGTCAATTAGGAACCCGACGTCGACAAGCAGGTCGTAGGTTCCTGCGTTTGGGATGGTGACGGTGCTCATACCGCCACGGCGATGTTGGCTGGCCCGTGCACAGTGTTGAACGACCTAATCGAGTTGACCACCGCTTCACCGATCTCAGCGGATGTTGCTAGGCCGCCGTTGACGTTCACGGTAATTTCCTGGCGTACCCGTGGGTTGTCCAAACCGCCAGCAAAAAAGTCTGCGTTGGCGTTGCCCTGGGCAATCTCAGCAGGGGTCATCGTGGTAAGCCCTGTAAGGCCTCTAGGAGCCACGGAAACGCCGCCACCGCCGCCACCCCCACCACTACCGCCCCCAACCGCCAAAGGCGGTATTGCGCCTGCTGGAACAGCAAATGCGGCCCCTGACGGCAGAGTGCCTTCCCGTTCAGCGTAAATGCTGGCCAATGACGTGCCGCCGCCACCGCCGCCGATACGCGGCAGCTTGATCGTGCCGATCGTCGGTATGTCAACGCCCGGTATGAAATTCAACGCCGAAATGATGATGTTGACTGCGCCGATCAACGAATTAGCAAAGCCCTCGAATGCGCCTAACATAAAGTTCAGCAGCGTGTTCACGCCGGTGCGGAACCACTCAAATTTGTTGTATGCGATGACTAACCCGGACACCAATAGTGCGATTCCTGCTGCGATCGCGCTGAATGGGTTGAGCATCATGGCCACGTTCACTGCAATGATGGCTGTGGCTACTGCGCCGATTGCGCCAGCGATCGCCAAGAATGCTTTGGGGTTGTTGCTGGCCCATGCGGCAAATTTGTTCAGCACAGGCAACGCTTTTTCCACGATCGGCAGCAGTGCGGCCCCGACGGCTTCCTTGGTTTCGTTGATCGAGTTAGACAACCGGGCAAACCCGCCTTGGGCTGTTTCAGCAAAAATCTTGGTTGCGCCACCGAACGTGCCGCCCAGCACTTGCATGATCTCGTCCATGGACGCGCCCTCTTTGATGAGCGCAGCCATTTCGGGCGTCAATGTGCGTAGGCCGCGTGTGTTGCCTTGGTAGGCCATAGCCAGGGCGTTGGCGACGTCTACCAGCGGCCGTTGGGTTGCCGTGGCAATGTCCATAACAAGCGACATGTCGCGGGTGCTGATACCAATGTCTTTTGTGCCGCGGGTCAATGCCTCAAATGCCGGGCGCAGCTGATCATCGGCAATACCTGACGCCATCGACATGGCACTTATCGATTGCTCAACAGCGGCAATCTGGGCATCTGTAGCGGCGGTCACGTTTTGTAACGTCAACGCCAACTGTGCCTGGGCGGCAGCGTCCTCAGCAGCCGCCATCGTGGCGTCACCTAGGACAACAGCCAAACCGCCGATCGCGGCCGTTGCCGGCAAGAATGCCTTTTTGATTAGGAACCCTGCTTTTTCGCCGACCGTCTCTAGGTTGGCAAATTCTTTGCGGGCGCGCTCAATACCTTTGCCGTCAAACTCGCTGATGATCGGTATGCGGATGCTCATTTGATGACCACGATTCGGTTTTCTACTGTTTGGGCGGCTTCTTTGACCAGCTCCATCATGGCATTGGTGACTTCATCTTGTTTGGATTCCGCGGCTGGCCACATCACTCGAGACGGGCTGCCGAACAGTTGCCGAATGAACCGTGCGCCTTGCGGGTTGCTGCCGCCTGCCTTGCCAGCCATGTCGATAATGGCCGCGGCAGGGTTCTTTTGGATGACGGTCAGGACGCTAGTGGCGCGCCGCCCGGTGTCAATCTTGAACACGACGCCGCGTTGCGCGTCACGCTGGTTGTACGGGAACAGTTGGCGGCCGCGCTGTGACCACATGCGGGCCATGCCTGACAGGTATTTAGCCGGGTAATTGCCTTTGGCTTCGTTGATGATCGGTTCGGCGACTTTGCGGGCGTCTCGGTTGAATTGGTTGCGTAGTTCGGGGTCTATTTGGCGCAGTTCTTTGATGACGTCTTTGACACCGATCACTTCCACGTTTGTCATGTGCGCCGCCTGTTCTGTTCCTCGATGACCTTACTGACCGTGAGCAGGTCGGCTACGTCAAATTCGATGCCTGGCGGCCACCAGCCGATCGAGACCAGCAGTTCTGCTAGTCCTCGTCGGGTGGTGCCGCGGGGGTAGGGTTTTCGGTTTCCTCGCTGACCACCTCGATTGATTCGAGCGACGCCAAGAAGTCGTCAAACACAGCGGGCACGACGACCTTGTGTTGTTTGCTGGCTTCAAATGCCAAGAATGCAATGTCCTCGATGCCCATGCCGTTGCCCATGTCGGATGCTTTGCGCTTGAATTTGCGTTCCCATGCGACCACGGTCAGCAGTGACGTGGATACTTCGGTTGTTTCACCTTTGCGGGTGTAGCGGATGGTGATTTTCATGGCTTCCTTTCGTGTCGGGCCGATTTAGTCAGCCAGGGTTACGGGGTTACGTCCTCGGAGAATACGCCACCGGTGAACGTCACGTCGATGGTGCTGAGTTCACCAAGGGTCGCGTTTAGCACTGGCAGGTTCTCAAGGTATGCGCCAGTGAGAACAAGACCGGGGTTGGTGGCCGAGTCCGGTGGCGCGGCTGGCTGCACGCGCACGGTCGTGGTGGTGCCTACCAGCGATTTCAGCGTGGCATACGTTTCAGCAGACGCGTAGCTCATAAGCAGCGTCAACGTCAGTTCGTTGTTCTGCAAACCGCCAGTGAACTTGCGTGATGTGTCACCAAACGCGGTTGCGTCCAATGCTTCGACGGTGCGGGTCAGTGTGGCTGCGGTGCACTGGTTCGTCAGATCGACGGTGTTGACGGTGACGACCGGGTTGGACAGATAGGTGCTGGTGCTCATGGGGGGTTACTCCTTCGTTCTGCGCTTGACTTTAGGTGATTTGGTTTCCGATTTCGTGGATTCGTCGGCAGGTTTGATAAACCCGCCAGCGATCAGGCCGAGCACGTTGATGTTGTTGGCGGCTGCGCCTTCGACGTCGTATTCAGCACCAGGCGTGCCGACGCGGGGAGATACCACAACCCATTTCATGCTTGGGCCAACATTTCTACGGTCAGCTCGTAAGCGGGGGCAATCGTGCCACCCATGTCAAGCGTCACGGGGCGGCCATCCGTCACAGCGACGTTTTTGGCGAGCACCTGCGACACGGTGTTCAAAATGGTGCGTAGCGCGTCCTCGTTGCCCGGGCCGACCCCTACGATCGTGATGGGGAACGTCAGGCGTACCGCGTCGTTCGTCCAGGCGGTGAATGACGGGGCTTGGATGAGCACGCAATTCGGTTGCAAGTTGCGCGGGTCGGTGACGACGCGTAGCCCGGTAACGGTGCGTAGGAATGTCGACAGGTTGTTCAGCGCAGTGTTGAACAGGTCGGTAAAGGTTTGGACAGCCACTAGGCCACCTGCGGGCGGTCAATCCCCAACAACTGTTTGATGATTGGCGACATACCAACGACGGACGCAGTTCCCATCGCGTCAAACGACGCAAACTGATCAATCGAGCCGCGCTGACGGTAAAGCGCGCCGCCGTACATGATCGTGCCCAAACGGACGTCCTGCGATGGCACAGTAGTCAGCGAGTCGACATACCCGGCTTCTTGACGGCGGCGGTAACAGAACTGGTTTGCTGCGGCCGCGCAAATCGTCAGGAACGTCACGTCCGCGGTGACAGCCTGGGCGACATACAGCCAGTCGGCAATGTCATTGGCGTTGACCCAAGTGCAGGTCGGCGTGCTCGAGACGGTGCCAGTGGCGGCTTGACGTTCCACATCGGCAGCCGTCTTGGCATACAGCACCTGGTTGGCGATCGGCTCCTGGTAGTCGTACAGCAGGTCGCCTTCCGTGTCTACCCCAGTGAAGCGGTACTGGGGCAGAGCACGGACGGTGAATGTGCCATTGAACGTCGCGTCGACGCCGGCAACCGTGATCGACTGGCCGAGTTCAAGCTCCGCGGGGGTGAGAAGCTGAACTACGGCGTAGTTGTCGAGCAGGTATTTGTTGGTGACCGTGTAAGTGGCCATAACGGTGGCCCCTTATCCGATCAGCTGACGACGATGTACTTGACCTGGTCGGCGTCTGCGATGAAGGTTGCAACGTACCCGTAGTACGAGAACGTGCGACCAAGCGTGCCGGGCACTTCCACGGACATCAAGCCGCGAACTTGCTCGTAGAATTCGCAAGCCTGAGCGCGGGCCACATAAAGCGTGCCAGCGGCAAAGTTGCGGTCGGCGACCAAGTTCAGGCCGAACGGGTTGAACGTGTTGGCCACGGTGATGTTGGCCGAGCCCATGCCGTTCACGCCCATCAGTCCTGCCGCACCTGCGTATGGGAAAATCGGACGCTTGTCAGCATCGAGCTGCGCGCCGAGCTTCTGCCATACGTCCGGCGACACGAACAGCGTGTCAGGCAGGAAGTTGGTGGCGGTAAGAATGTCGGTCGCTGCGTCGTACAACGCGGAGATCAACGAGCTCGGGTCGTTTGCGGTGACCGTCCACGTCGAGCCTGACGCCGATGCACCGTTGGTGATCGCGTCGGCGGCGACGTTGTCGGACTGCAACATGTACTGACCAGCAAGGTCTTGCAAAATGATCTGCATGGCCGCGGGGCTGGTGAAGTCAATGTCCTGGACCGACAGCGTGACCTGACCGGCAAGCGTCGTCTTGGTGACGACGTTGCTGGCGATCACTGGCGTCGTGGCCGACACACCCGACAATTCGGTCGGAGTCTGTGCAGCGACGGACGGGTGAGTCGTCCAGGTCGGACGGATGAAGGTCTTGCTGTTGCCGCCGTCTGGCATGGCGCGTGCGCCGATTGCCGCGACAACTGGGCGGATATAGTTCAGGTCTTGGAAGACCGGGCCGAGAACCGGCACGGGGAGCAAACCGGGCGTGTCGGTGGTGAGTACGTCACCAGCGGCGGCCTGCAATGCGGTCTGCTTGCTCTTGGCGGCCTCGACGAACGCCTCGTTGACCTTGCGGAACGTGTCGCCACCAATGTGGTACGCGGCAAGGTATTCGGCGGCCGATGGCATCTTGAATTCACGCTTCGGCTGCGCGGGGAGCGGCGCGGTGGGGATGACCTGCTCGGCCGCTGCTTCGATCTTTTCTGACATGGGGGGTTGCTCCTTCTCGATGACTTCCTCGTGATTATTACTGATCTGTGTTTCTTTTTGGTGGATACTTGCCGCGATGTCGGTGATGACGGCCCCGGCAAACGCGGGTACTGGCACTAGTGACAGCTCGACCCATTCGGCGGCCTTGACCACCATGGTGTCGCCGTCCATGCGCCACTTGGTCGGGTTGATGCCGACGGACACGCTGTCAAGCACCCCCTCTTGGGCCAAAATCATCGCCTCATCGCCAGCGGCGGTTGGCGCAATGCGGGCCGAGAACAGCATGCCTTCCTCGGTTTCAACGCGCTCGGTGACGACGCCGACGGGCTGTGTTGAATCGTGGTACATGAACAACTTGGGGGCTTTGCCGTCCACGGGCAGCGCGCCTGCCTCGACACGGATTTTTTCGCCACCCGTCACGGTCGCGTCCACCCCGTACGGCACGGCGATACCGCTAATCGTGCGCTTGCCTTCACCCTTAGCGGCCTCAATCCACACCTGTGCCTGCAACTTGACGGGCTTTGCCGCGGCCTGCATTTCTTCCATTTCGTCCTCTTCCTCAATTTCCAATTCGCCACCCGGCTCAATGCCTTCCTCTTGGCTGATCGCAACCATTTGATCAATCGCGTCTTGCTTCAACAGGTGACAGCCTTGAATCTCCATGTCGCCAGTAACGACGGCCCAACCTGCACAATCCTCTGCGTCTTTGGTGATGTAGTACGGCATTAGCGGTTCGCAATCTGTTCTTGGGTGTTTTCTACGACTGGTTCGTCCATCCTGTCAGCGGTGTAGTTCTCTGACAAGTATTCGGTCGGGTCGAATTCGACGTATGTGCCGCGGGGCAGCACGTTGTCCATGCTCAGCGTCTCGGCGATCGCTTCCGCGTACAGCTTCACGCCGAAAATGTACAGGTCGGCGCGGGCCTGCTGCGACGACTGGTACGAGTACGACCCGGTCGACACGCCGACCAGGTATGGCGGCACGTTGGCAATGCGGGCGGCCTCGAGCGCGCTGTAGTTCGCCGAGTCGATTAGCAACATTTTGTCCGGGGTCATTGCCGTTTCTTTGTATTCCACAAATTCGTTGAGTGCGGCGGTTTGGTTGGTGGCGCGTGCCTGGTTGAACGCGGCTGCTAGGTCGGCTAGTTCTTGGGCGGTCATTGGTTCGCCACCGACCTGTCGAAGCACACCTGACGGGATGCTCGATGATGCGTTGCGGTTGCGTGCCGCTTCGATCTTTAGCGCGGTTTCAATTGCGCCCGGGCTTGAGTAGATCAAGCCTTGTGCCGGTGACAAGAACTGCACCAGGTCGTCGGGGTTGATCATGCCGCCGTTGAAATACACCTCTTTTGACGGCGCGAACCATACGGGGCCGACCATGTCGGTGGTCGTAATGCTGCCGGCGGGCAAACGTGTGAACGAAGCCGGGTACCCGTCCGCGGTGCGGCTCGAGATGTACCAAAACGCACGACCAAACATCAGCAAGTCGTCAAGTGTCCACGCCATCAAGAATTGGTAAGGGACAGTTGGGTCTGGTCGACGCAACCACGAACGCGGGTCAAGGTAGATTTTTTCGCGGCTGCCGTCCATCCAACGTTCGTTGTACATGCGCAACGGCATACAACCGATAACGGATGCCATTAGGTCGCGTGCACGGTTGATTGCTGGCACGCTGATTGCACGGTTGCGTGCTTCGCCTTCTTGGTAGCTGTAGTACTGGCCGATCATTGACACGCCGGCTTGGTTGCCGGTGTAGCCGCCAGCGGCCGCAGCTTTGGCGGGTGCCGGGCTGATTGCTGCTTTTGTTGCGCCTTTGCTGAACAGTGCCATGCGTCTATGTTGCCCGATCTGAGTGAAGTTTGGTGGAACCCCCACCGACGTTGCCCGATCCCGACGAAAGGTAAGTGGCAGGGGTTCCGACGCGGATACTAGTTGCCCGCAATCACGATCATCGGTTTTCCAGCCGCAGCGGGTCGAGCAGCTAGCGCGGCAGCCCACACCATGCACCTGGCTAACTCGATCGGGCCGGGTGATCGTTGCGACGACAACGCCATTGAGCCTTGGCTGCGAACAGCGACGGCGCGTTGGACGTGTTCGGCCAGCATTTGTTCGCCAGTGTGGCGCAACGTTTTTTCCTCGATCATGTTTTTTACGGCGGGTGTGTAGCGCAGTAGTTCGCCGTAGCCGACGACCTGGTATCTGCGCTCGAGTGCTTTGGGCATGTGCAGCTCAATGGTGGGGCTGACTGCGAACGTGATTTTCGGGTCAGCACTGGCGGCAGTGATTGCGTCTATGCATTGGGCAATCGTGTCAACATGGAACGCAACGGTAACTACGACGCGGCCGTCCCCCGTCGGTGCGGCCCGCACGCCAAAGTACCTGGAGTCGTCCAGGCTGGATTCGACAGCGATCACGCCGCCGGGTGGTATGTCGCCAGTGTGTTCTAAGTCGGGCCATTGTCCTGGGCGTACCCAAGCACGGTCGGACGCCACCCACAGGTTCACGGAAGCGCGCAGGAACGCGGCACGATCAGGCGACTGGGCTTCGGCCTCGATCGTTTCCATTTGCAACGTGTGCCCTAGGGCGGGGTTGCCGTACTGCCAGGCGGCGGGGGTCATGGGGTCGACGTCGGGTGGTGGTGACCATTCGGCCATGTAGAGCGGGCCTTGGCGGCCTGAGTCGATTAGGCGTAGCCCTTGTTCCCGGTATCGCAGGAACACTGTGCTGGATTCTGTGCCGGCGGTTGACCACATGGCCATGAGTGGGTTTGGGCGTGCACGCATAGTTGGCAGAAGGCCCTGGTCGATCGCGTCGGTGCTGATGTCCCAAATTTCGTCGGCCACGACCAAATCGACACTGAGTCCGTGTCCAACTGACGGGGACGCAGCCTTGACCAGCCAGCGCGACCCGTCCGGCATCTTGACTTCATTACGCCCATAAGCCCAAGTGACCTTAGCCCCAAACTGTGTTTCCAAGAGCTCAGCCAGTTTGCGAAACAATTCGACAGCCACGTCCAAACGGTGCGCAGTTGATAACACGGTGACAGGCGCGCCGCGCCGTATCGGCTCCATAGTCAAGAAATACCCAACCAAGGTTGCAAGCGCGTGCGTCTTACCGTTCTGCCGGGCAGTTGACACCAACCCCATGCGATGCTGAAAGCGTCCGTCGTCGCGCAGAGCTGTCAAACCAGCCAACGCACGGGCCTGCCACGGCATCAACGGCACACCCAAGAACCTCTCCGACCATCCCCCCAGATCAGCCTCGAGCGAACCGTGCCGGTCATCCCAGATCGTTTCCAATCTCGGCTGGTCGCTGTCAATCCCGGCTGGTTCCCGCCAATTCGGGCTGGTGGATACGTTCGAGAT